TATTGGGACGATGCTGCTGCTAAACCAATCCAAAACGTAACTGACCTACGCCGTGTAATGCAGCTTAAGTCAGGTGGCTTCAAGCCAAACACAATGGTTGTTGGTAAAGAAGTACGTGATGCTCTGGTTAACAACGCAGACATCTTGGCTCGCTTGAATGGTGGTGCAACTGTAACTAATACTGCTTTGGTTACTAACGCTAAACTGGCTGAAATCTTTGAGGTAGAGAACTTCTACGTCATGGAAGCTGTCAAGAACTCATCTGTAGAAGGTGTTGCAGAAAGCAATGCGTTTATCGGTGGTAAACATGCCTTGTTGTGCTACACACCATCAAGCGCTGGTCTTATGTCACCAGCCGCTGGTTTGACCTTTGCTTGGAATAACCTTGAAGGTGTAAACAACTTAGGTATCACTGTTGAGTCGTTCTCAGACGATGCTCTGAAGCGTCAGCAGATTGCTGAGATGATCCAAGTTAAAATGTCATACGACATGAAGATCGTAGGCGCTGACTTGGGTGCTTTTGTAAACGGTATCGTACAATAAGTACTTACCTTAGTGGGGGCTGTAGTGGCCCTCACTTACCCCTAATTAAAGGATTACCCGATGCTCCTTAACGAACCTATGCAGTACGACAGACCCCTCTTTGTTACCCTGACTATGAAAGCACAAGGCCGAACTTATAACGCTGGTGATGAGCTTAAGTGGAAAGAGATAGGTCTAGATAAAGAACTAGTAAAGATACTCTACAGAGAAGGTAGACTAAGACATGACGCTGCCTTAGAAACAAAAGCTAAAGTGGGCGATGGTCTTGAACAGCTTGACTCTGATGGTTTGACACTTCTTGTAAACAGTATTAACGAAAAAGTTAAGTCTAAGACAAAGAGTAAGACAGACTACGATAAGAGTAAGTGTAAACACTCTAAAATACCCGATAAACAACGTGGGCTTATTCGTAGCTGGCGTAGAAACTACGGTCACATGGAGACTTAATAATGGCTTGGAGCTACGACGAAACTGACTTAGATATTGCTACAGCTTCTGGTCGCCTAAATGCTGTACGTCTTCTCTTAGGAGATACTGATCAAAACGATCGACAGACTTCTAATGAAGAGGTTATTTTTGGATTAGCTCAAACTGGTAACAACGTCTACAGAGCTGCATCTTGGTCTGCCAGAACCATAGCTGCACAATACTCTCGTAGAATTACACAAGATTTATCTGGTGCCCTTAGTGCTAACTATAGCGACTTACAAGCACACTATATTAACCTAGCTGAGAACCTAGAACACCAAGGTAAGAAAGCTGGTGCAGTTGTAGGTGTTAAAGCTGGTGGCATAGGTATTGCAAATGTAGACAATGTAAGGCAAAACACAGATCGTATTACACCTTCGTTTAGAAGAGACAGGTTTAGAAACCCCCCTGGATACAGTGGCTCAGACTACGACTTTAAATAAGGGATAGGCTATGGCATTCTCAAGAGGTTATAACCTGCTTAAGATGGTGGATGAGTTTGGTGAATCCCTTACTCTTCGTAAGGTATCTAATGCAGGTACATATAACCCTACCACAGGTACGGTATCTGGATCATCTACTACAGATCATACTTTTAATGGATACTTCTATAACTACGACCAAGGTATTATAGCAGACTTTGACCAAGTTAGAAGAAGTAATCGTAAGTGTGTTATACCTGCCCTAGGATTAACAGTAGAGCCTGATGACGAAGATCAGATAGTCGGTAGCGGGGATACAGTTAGTATTGTATCTGTTGTTACTATCTTCTCTAATGGTGTTAAGATTTGTTTCTTATGTGACGTGAGGGAATAATGCAAGTTACTGTTAGCCCTAGACTTACTAAGAAATCTAAAAGAGTCACACAGTTTGCTCAAGAGCTTTTAGTTCGTAAGATAGAGAGAGCTATAGACACTTTAGACGATAACTCTGTAGTACCTGTAGACACTGGTGCATATGCCAAGTCCATGACACTTAACCGAAGAGGGGATAGCTCTGGACCTGCTATAAGTTCTAGTAGAAAAGAGAGGGGTATAGACATTAACTCTGCTTTAGATGAAATGACAAGTAAGCTTTACGGTCAACTAGAGTCCATAGACCCCTTAGAGGGAGTTACTTTTGTGAACAGAGCACCTCACGCTCAAAAAGTAGAAAACAGGTATGCAACTTTTGAGGTTCTTAGGAGTGTATTAAGGTAATGGCTAGTATTCACGATGACATAAGAGCTGCTCTTGAGATCAAGCTATCTAATACAGCTAATATACCTACACAAATAGCTTATGAAAATGTATCCTTTGAACCTACCACAGGTACAAGCTACATAAAGACTAACTTTATACCGACATCTCGTAGACCCGCAGTCCGAGGGCTTAACCCTCAACAAAGATACGAAGGCGTCTTTAGGCTCCAAGTATATTGTCCAGAGGGTAATGGCCCTGCTACCGCAGATGCCTTTGCCAACACTCTAATAGAAGCTTTTGAAGCTACTACTCACATAACTCACAACTCAATCACTGTATCTGTTGACTACGCCGAAAGAAGGCAAGGTTTACTAGATACACCTTGGTACTATGTTCCGGTAAGTATCGGATGGTACTGTTATAACAATTAGGAGAATACAACATGGCCTTCGCACAAGGTTCTCGTTCCAGCCTATCGTACATTGTGGAAAGCACATTCGGTACAACTCCCGCTGGTAACTTTACATCCCTTCCATTCAGTACTCACGGTATAAACTTATCTAAGGATCGTGTAGCAGGTACTGACATTCAAGCTGACCGTATGCCTCGCCATGATCGTCATGGTAACAAACAGGTATCTGGGGAAATAGTAGCAGACTTAAGAGAAGCAGACTTTGACCCTTTTCTTGAATCTGCAATGCTTAATACTTTCTCTGGTAGCTCTCTAAAAGTAGGTACTACACCTAAGTTCTTTTCCCTTGAAGACTACGCTGCTGATATTGATCAGTCTAGAGTGTTTACAGGTTGTACAGTATCTACAATGGGTGTTTCCATAGCCCCTAACCAAATGGTAACAACTACCTTCGGTATCGTAGGTAAAGACATGGGTATAAGTGGTACTCAGAAAACTCTAACTGCAGCGAGTAACAACTCTCCTTTTGACGCTTACTCTGGTTCACTTTCTATAGGAGATACAGGTGGCACTCCTTCTGCTTCTGCTATTATCACAGGTATGGACTTTACTCTTAATAACTCCTTTGCACCAACCTTTGTTGTAGGCAGTGACTCTGCCCCACAGCTTGAAGTAGGTCGTGCTGAAGTTGAAGGTACTATGTCTGCCTACTTTGAAGATGCAGCTCTTGTAAACAGGTTCATCAACGAGACAGAGACAGAGCTTAATGTAGTGGTAGGTGATGGTACAAATACACTAACCTTCAATTTCCCACGGGCCAAGATCAATAGTGCAGACGTAGGTGTAGATGGGCCAACTAGCCGTGTTATCACTATGTCATTTGTAGCCCTGTATGACACTACAGATACAACTAACTTTACTATTACAAGGTCATAAGAATCCCTAGCTAGGGCGGGGGAGTGTTGGTGTCGGGTCTAATGCTCCCCCTTTAATTAATCAACCCGACAGCTTTTACCCGAAAGGAACTCGACATGGATTTGATGGATTTAAAACCTAAGTCAGATACTATTGAAGTAATCTTAAGACACCCTAACACTCTTGAGCCACTGACTAATGATGATGGCAGCGAGATGACTGTTACGGTACATGCTCAACACTCTAAAGAGTATCGTGGAGCTGTACACGATCAGCAAGATCGAAGAATTGCAAAGCTACAAAAGACTTCCAATAATAAGTATACCTCTGCAGAGTTAGAGACGGACACCATAGATCTTTTAGGTAAAGTTACCAAAGGTTGGGATATTACCTACGGTGGTGAGAAGCCGAAACTAACCTCTGCTAAAGCTAAGGAAGTTTACTCTGACGTCTTCTGGCTAAGAAGTCAAATCGAGGAGGCGCTCTCTGAGAGCTTGGATTTTACAGGGGCCTGATTGACGAGCTTATTGAGTATGCGGAACACAGCTTCACCCTCAGTAAGTCCGACAAGAATGGCACTTCCCAAAGAGAACACTTGCAACAAGTACAAAGGCAGACCGGTAAGACACCAAAGGAATTAGAAAGCCCTCCCTTTCCCACGTTGGTATCTCACATATGGTCTGCCTTTATTGCGTTAAGTTCAGCTAGAACTAACGGTTACAATGGACCTAATCCTCTTACATACACCGATATAAAAGCTTGGGCAGAACTAACTAATTCCTGTGTCTCCTCTAGAGATGTAGAAGCAATCAAACTCTTAGACACAGTTTTCATAAGGACACAGAATGGCTGACATAATACTAGACATAGAGGTCAGAGGTAAGAAAGAGCTAAAGGCTGCTGCTAATGAGTTTATGCGGGCTGGTGAAGTGTCAAGAAGATTGGCTGCGGACTACAGTGCTGTAGCAGCTAAAAATAAACGTTTAGTAGATGAAACAAGAAGACTGGAAGCTGTAAAGAAAAAACTTAATACAGCTGTAAAAGATGAGATTATCTCAAGAGGCCAAGCTACACGAGCTTTAGACGAGGAAATGCGTAAGTCTAAAGAAAAGATACTTACGGATAAAATCTTAATAGATCAAGAAAAGAAACGTATAAAGCTTTTAGAAGAAGATGCCAAACGTACAGCTAAGTTAGTAAAAGCTTACGCCCCTGCTAGGGTAGCTCTTGCTAGTTATAAGAAACAAGTCCTAGAGATTAAAACTGCTCAGAAACAAAAGATACTATCCGATAAAGAGGCAAAAGCAGCTTTAGCACAGCTCACAAAAGAGTATCAACAGTTTACTGCAGGTGTGGCTACTGGGGGAAACCAGTTTGCTAGGTTTAACGTAGACACGTATAAGTCAATACAAAAGTTTAAAAGGAATATGTCTGTAGGTTTCCAACAGGCAGGTTATCAGGTAGGTGACTTTATAGTTCAGGTACAATCTGGACAATCTGTTCTTGTAGCCCTAGGTCAACAGGGTTCTCAGTTAGCCGGTATCTTTGGTCCTGCAGGTGCTGTAGTGGGTGCCTTTGTTGCTGCAGCAACTGCTGTTGCTATGATTGGAATAGCAGCTTCTAAAGCTAAGAAGTCTATGACAGGTATGCAGGACTTGTCCAAGAGCTTTGCCCCTGCCACCAAAAATATGACTGACGCTATAAAGAACCAACATATGGAAATCTTTAAGCTGACAAGAGGTATAGACGATCAGAATGAAGCTATAGGTAAACAAGCCTTACAATATCAGAAAGCCTTACAAGCCACTAACGAATACCTAGCTTCTCAAGAAAAGGACAACAGGTCTGGTCTTCAAAGAATAAGAGCTAACGGACTTAAGATACTAGGGTTTCAACTTGTAAAAGGTGACAAAGAGAGAGTAGAGCAGCTAGAGAAGCAGAATGAGATATACAAGAAGCTCAAAGATCAAGCTGAGAAGTTAAAAGCCAAAGAAGAGAAGCGTAAGAAGTTTCTTGAAGAGCAGCTAGATCTTAAGAATAAATTCTTAGAGGCTGGTAAAGCTATACTAGATCAAGAAGCTGCACAAAGTTTAGCTGCTAATGTTGCTGCCGCTAACGAAGAAGAAAAGCTTTCTTTACTAAGAGAGAGAGTAGCAGGTACGATGACTGCTGCAGAGGCAGAGGAACAAGCTCTTCGTCAGAAACTTAGACTAGAATACTTTCTGTTAGACAATGCAGATGAATTAATAGAAAAAAGAGTAGAGCAGCTTAGAGAAGAGAGAAGTCTTAGCGAAGAGTTAAAAGAACAACTAAGAATACTTAAGTTACAAGAAGAGTTTTTAACAGTAACTCAGAGAATGCAGGAAGGGTCTCCTGCAGCTAGAGCTATGAGGAAGTACGCAGGTAGAGGTACTATCTCTAATAAAGATCCTATCTTTGGAACTGGACCTAGAGAAGGGGAGTCTATATACAAAGAACCTAAAAAAACTAAAGCTACTAAAGATCCTCTGCAAGAGCTTATGAAGAACCTTACGTTACAAGAGCGTCTCTTGGGTGTAGAAGAAGATAGAGCTGCAGTTATGAAAGCTCTAGGAGAGTCTTATGATAAATATACACCTGAGCAGATAGACTCAGCTATAAAACTTACAGAGTACATAAGAAAACAGAACGAAGCTCTAAAAGCTCAACAAGATGAACTAGACCTTATTGAAGATCAAGCTAAACAATTAGCTGCACCTTTCGAGGACTTCTTTATGACTTTAGTTGATGGTACTGCAACAGCTCAAGATGCTTTTAGAACTATGGCTGCTGATATTATATCTTCTCTATACAGAATACTTGTAGTAGAGCAGATGGTACAGTCTATAGGAGGGTCTATACAAGGTTATCTAGCTGGGCCAGTACAAGGTCCACCAGGGCCACCTCAACAAGGTCACCATTATGACGGTGGAGGATACACAGGCAATGGTTCAAGATCAGGTGGCTTAGACGGTAAGGGTGGCTTTATGGCTATGCTACACCCAAGAGAAACTGTCATAGACCACACTAAGGGTCAAGGTGCTGGTGGTGATAGTATTGTAATAAATCAAAGTTTTAATTTCTCAGCTAACGGTGATGAGAGTGTAAGAAAAATTATAGCTCAGTCTGCACCTCAGATAGCTATCATGACACAACAACAAATTATGGACTCTCGTCGTAGAGGTGGTCAAATGAAAGCGACATTTAGATAATGGCTATAACCTATCCCCTAAGTACACCTACTACCATAGGTATTGAGAGTATCGAGTTACGTGCTGTAAACGCTACCTCTGTATCTCAGTCTCCTTTTACTTACAAACAACAGACATTTTCCTATAAAGGTCAAAGGTGGGAAGCTACTGTTAGTATACCTACAGTTAGAAGAGACTTAGCCGCTGAGTGGAAAGCTATGTTGATTGCTCTTAAAGGTTTTGAGGGTACATTTCTACTGGGAGACCCTGACTATGTACTACCTAGAGGAACTCTAAGATCTACAATAGCTAGTCCTACAGCTACTATAACAGGATCTTCTGGTGACAGTTCTGTAACTATAGATATGTTAAGTAATACACAGACACTACTAGCTGGTGACTATATTCAACTAGGCTCAGGTGCAGACTCTAAATTACACACGGTTTTAATCAATAAGACTGGCGATGGTACACTTGAAATATGGCCTAGCTTAAGAGATGACTACTCTACAGCAAGTGTAGAGACAGGAAGTCCTAAAGGTGTATTTAGACTTTCTAAAAACTCTTCCTCTTGGTCTGTAGACAACTTATCTACATATAGTATATCCTTTGAAGCTGTGGAGGCTATTGTCTAATGTCAAGAGATTTACCCTCAGCAATGATCTCAGCTTTAGATGATGTAAATATTGAACCCTTCTTCGCTGTAGAGCTAGAAACAGATACTAGTCCCTTAAGGATTTGGACAGGTTACGACACTCTTACAATAAGTGGGGATAGTTATCTGGGTCTAGGTACATTTTTGTCGGTGTCTGCTATTGATGAGACCTCAGATATTGATGCTAGAGGTGCTACTATAACCATTAGTGGTATTAGTAACTCTGCAATATCTTTAGCTCTACAAGAACCTTATCAAGGTCGAGTATGTAAGATACACTTCGGTATTGGGTCTAACAGCGCTGAAGTATTTAGCGGTTACATGGATCAAATGGAAATCCAAGAAGGTTCAGATACTAGTACTATAGTTATTAAGGTTGAGAATAAATTAGTTGACTTAGAGAGAGCTAGGGTTGCTAGGTTTACATCTTCTTATCAAAAATCAAGAGACATAGCTAACGTATCATCAGACAAAGGTTTAGACTTTGTAGCTAGTATGCAAGATAAAAAAGTACCTTGGGGTCGTGAGGCAGATGCATAATGGGAATTAAGATTTTTGGCAAAGAGATTGATTTCTTAGATGAAAACAATGCAATAACTGCCGCTGTAATAACTATCACTGCTATACTACTAGCCCCTCCCACTGGAGGTGCGAGCCTTGCGTGGGCTGGAAAGGTTTTTGCAGTAACCTTAGCAGCTGGTGCAACTCTTAAAGGTCTACTATCTGAGGATATAGACTTAAACGCAAACAAAGGATACTTAATAACCCAAAGAGGGGCTGCACTAGACCACCAGATTATATACGGTAAGGTTAGGGTTGGAGGAGCCTTAGTTTACGAAGCTAGTTCTGGTACAGATAACAAATTCCTACACAGGGTTATTGCTTTCTCTGGACATGAGATTGAAAGCTTTGAGGGTATCTATTTTAATGATGAACTAATAACACTTAGTGGGAATGATGTAACGTCACCTTCTAGGTTCAACGGTAAGATTAAGATTGAAACTAGACTAGGTACTGATACTCAGACAGCTGTTACAAACCTAAGTCCACCTTCTGAGTGGGACAGTGACTGTAAGCTATTAGGTATATCCTATATTTATATTCGCTATGAGTATGACCAAGA